CGGTAAGCATGTCCCGGACGTGCTTGAGGTCTCGTACTCTGAGGTCCCTACGCCCGGTAAGCGTAGGGCTCTGACAATTCCGAGTCCAGACTCGGATTTGTTGGGTCCACTTCACCGAACTCTCTATGATGCTTTACGGCGTCATAGTTGGTTGCAAGTGGGACCTCCGACTGAGGAAGGGATGCAGTCTGCCCGTGGGTCGTTCCGTTGGTGCACCAGTGTTGACCTCGTCAATGCCACCGATGGCCTACCTCTCGAAATTTCTCGTGGATTTCTTGAGGTTGCAAATAAGAATGCGACCTACGTTCCCCCGGAAATCATGGACTTCGCGCTATCGTCCCTAGGGTCGATGGTGGGGGGTCGCATGATTTCCCATGGGCAGATGATGGGAATCTACCTCTCTTTTCCTCTCTTGTGTTGTCATTCCTACACGGCTGCTTCTTGGGCGAGCCGTGATGTCGACGCTTCGTTTAAGGTTAATGGAGATGACTGCGTCATCTTCGCTAACCGGCCTGTGTTGTCTCGGGAGTATCCTCCGGGGTATGAGATAAACGACAATAAGACGGTCCGAAGCCAGAATGTTGTGGAGTTCAATTCCACTGTGTTTTTAACCAAGAGAAGAGGGTTCCGTGAGGTACGGAACCTTAGGAGAGGTGGATTTGATCCTAGTACTTTTGCGGGCATGATTCATGGTGCGAATGCATGCAGAAAATTAGGTGCGAAGTGGGTTGACGCCTTCGTTCGCAGCCGCATCGGTACCGGGTGGGGATTTCTTCCTTCTCAGCTTGGTTTCTTGGAGACCAAGTCGCACGCCGCCTTTAGACGCGAGCGAGAGTTGCGAGAACGGGATAGGCGTCAGCCTTCCCCGTTACCAGAGCCACCCTTGGTGGTCTCGGAACTCCTTCTGATGAAAACTGGTTCACCAGATACCGACGAGATTGCTGCCTTGATCTCCCATCAATGGCAGTACGGTAGAGAAAAGAAGAAGCGGGATGACGTGTTTTCCCCCTCTGTGGGGCAGGTGCGTAAGACCTACATTTATCCGAAATGTAGGGAGGTAACTGGGAGACCTCGTTTGATTCGTCGAACGTACCAGGTACACCTCGCGGAATTGCTCTTGTTCCGTAAAGAAGACAAGAGTGTATATTTTGTCCCGAGAGAATATACTTCAGAAAGGGAAGAAAGGGGGGTGCTAGACCTTTGGAATTGGCGCAATGCAATTTCGTAAATTGTGGTTAGCTAGCGGGGTCACTACGTGGCCGGCACTATGTCCTAGGACATGTCGCGGGGCCGGGGAGAAAGCTCTAGTCCTCAACGCACCTGCTTACAGGTTCGAACGATTGCGGTGGCTTAGGTCTGAAGCCGCATTAACTGGGTGAGGCCCAGTCGTGCGTTGTGAAATGAGAGTATAGTTAGGGCAGCCCAGGAGTGGGTGTTCTTTTGAACTCAATTGTGC